AGTTATTCAGGGAATCTTGATGGCTACACATATGATGGATGTCAGTCCACATTTGGTGATTGCGGATCGCCAGTAGTTGTCTTCAACCCTAAAATTGTTCGCAAACTCGTTGGATTTCATGGTGCCGGCTCAAACAAGGAAGGATTTGGAGCAATTCTCTATGCAGAGGATTTCACACCAGTGTCCCAGCTGCGAAGGGAAGCAGCTCTTGTGCCCCTCGACGACATTCGCATTCTCCCTCACCAGGCAGTGGAACGACTACCTTATGAAAAAGACGGCCTATACGAAATTTTTGGAAAACCAGTCATTGATGGTCAACTCGTCAAGCAATTCCACCCTCAACGCACCAAGCTCTATGTGAGTCCCTTCTTCATGGAGCGTTATGACGGCCTCTTCGAGCCGTCTGTCCTTTCAATCAGGGACACAAGACGATCAGCAAATTCTGACCCATACCAAGATGCCATGGATAAGTGGGGAGTGGAGCCGCCCGTCATCGATGAAGACAAGATCACTGAGTGTGCTGAAGCATGGGGAACATGGCTTGGACACAAAGTGAAGGAACAAGGCTATCAGCTAGGTGTTCTCACGGAGAAAGAAACCATCAATGGAGTTTCTTGGTTGCCAGGCAGCAACCCAATTTTCCGTCAGACAAGCCCAGGTTACCCGTTCAAGCATCGGAAAGGAGTTAAGGCGAAAAGCACTTTCTTCCAGCAAAACCCAACGACACTACTGCAAGAGTACGCGGAGGGCGAGGAAGGTCGCTTTCTTAAAAATGCAGTTGACGCTCTTCTCTTTTGCGCGGGCAAAGGACAAAGGAGTGCAGTAGTGTTTGCAGGATCACTTAAAGACGAACCACTCTCCTTCAAGAAAATCTATGATGCAACAAAGACGAGGTCGTTCGCGGCAGCGCCTATCGATTACACCATTGCACTACGGAAGTACTTTCACGGGGCCTCAGCAGCAATAGCCAGCATTTACAACGTGACGCCAATCAAGATCGGAATTGATCCACGCTCACTCGACTGGGATTCACTCTACCATTACCATGCGGAAATTTCAACACTGGGGTGGGATTGCGACTACTCAGCCTTCGATTCGCGCGTGCCAGTCCAAATCATGCAAGCTCTGCCAAAGGTGTACAATCAAATGTACAGAATTGCAGATCCAAAGTGGAGACCAGAACATGATTCAATGCGCACTGCACTGCACAGTTGTATGCATGCTCCACTTGTCATGTACTACAACACGGTGGTGCGCATGCCTGGCGGCCAAATCACCGGACAACCACTCACGGCCACTGATAATTCCATCATCAACTGTATCTACCTTCTCTACACCTGGAACGAACTTGCCGCCCGCTATGCCCCAAAACTCATGGGCCTCGCTGGCTTCATGGAACATGTCCGTGCCTCAGTGTATGGCGACGATAACATCATTACTGCCAGCCACACCGTCTTGCCCTGGTTCAATTTTGTAAACCTCAAGGCAGTTATGGAAAAACAACTAGGACAAGTTCTCACCACGGCAGACAAGGAATCAGAAATCAAACCATACAAGGGTCTTATTGAACTTGAATTTCTCAAGCGACGCTTTCAAAAGATTAGCGGTCGCTATGTTGGGAAAATTGAAGATAAGATTTTTGGGAAATTTCTCAATTGGTGCACGGCATCACAAGGACACGAGTTCTGGAGATCACCAAAGGAGGTCAGGTTTGACCCAATCGCAATTTGTGGGACCATTGAGGCTGCACTCATGGAGGCAAGCATCGTGGGGCAAAAATTCTATGACGATATTCGCATTCACTTGGCAGATTGCTGCGCAACATGGGGTATCGCATACGACCGCTGGCACACCAGGGACGAAGTCATTCGTTCAATGGTGTATGGAGGAATCATCCCGAAAGACACTCCTACGAAATATGAAAGAGAAGATTACGATACTGTTATCGATCCATTTTTGTCATTCGAATCTAACAGTGAAGATCTTCTTATTTCTCACGATGGCAGCACCAGCGACATCATCAGCGGGCGGGGGAATGGTCGAAACTTCAGTGGATGGGAGCCCTGGACAGCATCTGAGTCCAATCGAAGCACCAGCTTTGCCGGCACAAGCAGCGACACCAGCGGGTACGCAAATGAACGTACTCGATCCGTACATGTTCCAACAGTGGATTCCAACCGCAACTTTGACGTGGTCAACAGCGTCCTTGTCAGGCCAAGTGCTCTATTCAGCCCCGATTCATCCAACGAGCTGCAACAACATCATCAGCTATATGACCGCACCGTACAACGTGTGGTCGGGCTCCATCGCCTGGAAGCTGAAGATAGCAGGAACTGGTTTCCACGGAGGTGGCCTAATGATGGTTCGCTTACCTCCCAATGTCAAGCCAGCGGATGTGGAGACCGTCGCAGAATTTGGAGTGTTCCCGCACTGCATCATGGACCCAAAGGACCTGGAGATGGAATCATCGGAGCTGGAGGATCAGAAGCTGCTTGCGGCTCATTGGTCTGGGCTGGATCTGACCGACCGCAACTCATTTGGAGGGTACTTTGTTGTGATAGTACTCCTGCCGCTGATCACGTCCTCGACGGGCAACAACCAAATCAACGTTCAGCTGTTCAGTCGGCTGGGGAGCGATTTTACAGTGTCCCAAATGCGACCAATTGCATTGACGATCAATCCGGACGGGGGGC